GTCGGCCTGGACTGCCCGGGATTAACCAGTTCTTTACTGAAAAAAATGGGGCCATCTTTAACGATCAATGCGAGGAGTTTTACCGCCAGGAACTCGAGGCTCTCAGGCGTCGGGTCGAGGGAGGCCGTAAGGGAGGCCAAGTTACGGCACGACTGCGCATTGGAGACTCGAAGCATGCCACACAGCATGCCACCAAGCTGGCCACCAAGCTGGCCACCAAGCTGGCCACCAAGCCTACTGGTAGCATACCACCGCCATCGCCACCGCCATCGCCAGAAGAACCACCCCCTACCCCCTCCACCGGAGGGGGCGGCGGGGTGGTTTTTTCGGAAGGGGATTCCGGACCCGACCCCCAAGGCGGGGGAGTCCTCGGGGCGCTCCGGGGGACCTGGGGCTTCGGCGCTCGCGAGGCGCTGGCGCTCGTTCAGGGGGGCTTCGGGCCCGAGGACCTCGCCGCCCTCGAGGAGCTCCACCGGCGGCCGGAGTACTTCCCCGAGGCCAAGGACCGGACCGCGTACCTGAAGACCCTCGTCCGCCAGGGGGTAAGCCTCCGCACAATGCTCGCCGAGGGGCCGACGAAGAAGCCATCTGACGAGTACGAGGAGCTTATTCGCCAGCAGAACGAGGAGCGGCGCCGCCGCGAGCGGGAGTATGAGCGGGAGGTCGCGCAGGAGGCTCCGATGACCGAGGAGGAACGCCGCGCGGAGTGGAGGCAGGCCAAGGCCTGGAAGGAGATCCCGAATGCCCCCGCGACTGAAAGCCATCCACCCGAAACGGAGACCGCGTCGTGACACAGACTCTCGTCAAAGCCAAGGACCTCGCCAAGCTCAAGCCGAAGCGCCGGACCGGCTGGTACCGGCGCTCGAAGGCGACGGACCGGACCGAGGACGGAATCACCTTCAGCTCGAAGGCGGAGCTGAAGCGTTATCGCGAGCTCAAGGCGGCAAAGGCTCGCGGCGTCATCCGGTGGTTCATCCGCCAACCCATATTCGACCTGGCCGGAGTAGTCTACCGCGCCGACTTCCTCGTCGTCCGGGACTCAGGAGCCATCATGATCGAAGACGTGAAGGGGCGCGGGGGCCCGCGGGGCTCGCTCGACAGGTTCCGCAGGGACCGCGAGCAGGTGAAGCAACTCTACGGCGTGGACGTGATGTTGGTGGAGGTGGACTGATGGCCGACCTGACCCGCTTCCTCATCGGCGTCCTCGTCATCCTCCTCCTCGCGGCGATCGCGGGGTACGCGGTGTTTCGGGAGATGGAGCCATGACCCCTCTTGAGATGGAGATCCGCTACAAGCTCCGGGACTATCTGGAGAGCCGGACCACTTTGGATCAGCTCCATCAGTGGTTTGCCGAGAACACCTGGGAAATTCGGCCGCAGGCTCCAGAGAATGCGCTCGTGGGCCAAGTGCTTCTCCTCCTCGCGGAGTACACGGGTAAGCACAGGACCCTTGCTGACCTCCGCAACGAACTCCTGCCGCTCGCTGCCTGTGCTCCACGGCTCACGATCGAGTTGCAAGCAGGGTCGCAGTCAACGACGGTTCACGCCGTCCTAGCGCCATTCAAGTTTCTTGACGACGAGCCGGACATCTACCGGCCTGAAGACTTGGAGCCAATCGAATGACCCCCCTCGCCACCCTCACCCGCGCCTTCCGTGCCCTGCCGCGCGCGGACCTAAAGCGGCTCAAGTACCACCTGGAGCAGAAGACGCCGATTTGCTGCGGGGCGGATTCCGGCCTCTACGCCGACGGGGAAGGTGGTGGCTGACCCGCGCAACTCGCGGCCTGTAAGGTCGTTCCGAAGCGCCTAATCGAGGCATGGGAGATTCCGTCGGGGCCCAGCAAGCGCCTCATGGTAATGGGTGGGGCTGCACCTGGATACAACGGCGCCCTCCGCTCCGCCACGCCGGCCGTCGTGCGCGCGGCAATGCGCGCGGCGACAAGGGGGGTCTCGTGAGCGACTACAGCCCCATCGAAGTCGCCATCGCGCTTTCCCTCTACGGGTACAACATCTCGCCGGGCGAGCGGGCCGAGAAGCTCTATCGACACTTCGACGGGGACTGCGCGGAGCCCATCGACCTGCTCGCCATGATGGAGACGCCACGGCTCGCCTTCGCCGCAACCGAGCTGGCCTACCCAACGGCCGAGGTCTACGTCCAGCACGCGCTTGAGCGATACGGTGGGGAAGCGAGAAGGCGGGTCGGAATCGAGCGAGTATGGGGAAGGAGGCTGTCGTCATGAGCCCGCATGGCCGAATGAAAACGTACCGGGTAGTGACCTTCTACAGCGATGGAGTGCTCTGCGCTTACCTCTGTTATCGCTACTACCAAGCCGTGCCTGGGATGGAGAGGCCGGAAGAGCACGAGGTCCAGGCAGCATCCGCCTACGACGCGAAACGCCGGGCGATCAAGCTCCGCCGGGAGCACGAGCGGGCAAGGGAGGGGGCGCGGTGACCGCACCAGAGAAACGAATCGAGGATGCGCTGGAGATCGCCCACTGCTACGGCGGCATCGAGGGTGACCATCATAGGGCTTGGGTCATCGACCAGATGGTGCGTGCGCTTACCGGGGACGACTATGAGGAGTGGGTGCGAGACCAGAAGGCTGGAGAGGACGGGCCGAACACTTACTCCTGGGAGGAGGGTATTGCGCCATGACCGCTCGGCTGGAGGAGAAGGTGATTCGTGCGTTGGAGGAAGCTCGTAAGGCCGTGCTCCTCAACACCGCGACGACGCCAGCATCGGACGAATTCCTTGATCTCTGGCCCGAGATCCGCCGCCGGGTCAAAGCGGCGCCGGAAATCGAACGGCTGCTCGTGGAGGCGCGGAAGTACATGGGTAGCGTCCTTACGCTCGGGCCGATTGAGCGTGCCAAGCTCTTCGACGAAATCAACGCCGCGCTCGGCGGGAAGGTCGCCCCCGCCCATCGCATTTCCGAAAGGCCGCCGCTCCAGATCGGGACCGAGGAGGAATGCGAGGCGTGGGCAAAGGAGTGCGCGAAGGACGAGGAGATCCGCCTGCTCAAGGAACGAATCCGTGACCTCGAAAAGGAGAATGATGACGACGCCAGAGCAGCTTTCGAGCAGGGCAAGGAAGACGGCTACAAAGAAGGCCGAGAGGAGGCAGGCCGCGATGAACGCTGAGAAGTTGAGTGCCACCTGGCTCGCGGAGTACGAGGCCGCCGCGCACCAGGGCGATGAGGCGTCGAAGGATTCCCTGCGGTTACTGGCCTGCTACCGCGCTCTTGCGGCCGAAGCCGAGCAAGTGAAGCAAGTCCTTGACCCGAGCGGTTCGAGCTGCGAAGCGACGGACGATCAGCCGGAGCGGAAGTGGGAGGACCTCACGGCACTCGACGTGGCGAAGTGCATCGCGCACTACATCCACGTCACGGCGGCTGGGACGATCAACTCCCTGGGGGAAAGGAAGCGGCTCCGTGAGGCCCTGGAGGCCATCACTGACCTTTCCTACGCTTCGCCTGCGGACTGCGAGCGCATGATGTCCGAGGCGCAGCACATCGCGCGCGCCGTCCTCGGGCCGAAGGGGGCGAGCGATGGGTGAGCGCGTATGCCACAAGTGCAAGCAGGAGATTCCCGCCGACAAGAAATCCTGGTACGGCCTGGACGGCTACGAGTGCGAGTCGTGCTCCGATCGCGAAGCTGCCGAATATCCCAAGGCACGCCGTCTCATTGATGGGCCGATCTGTCTCGGGGTGCACTCGAAGATGGGAATCATCCTGAGTGAGGAACGGGCACGGAGTCTCTACCACGACCTGGGGAAGGCGCTCCATGAGGACCAGGTCGCGCTCCTCGCCGAGTGCCGGACGGTGCTGGAGAGCGTGTTGGGGAGCCGTAGCAAGCTGGGACTCTTCACCCTTGGCGAAGCCTGCGGCATGGATGACGACTCCGACAGTCGCACGCGCTGGAAGGAGTCAGACATCCGCCGAGAGAAAGCGTGCGCTATACAAGACAGCCTCCGCAACCTCCTCGCGAAGCTGCCGGGGCGTGGGGAGGGGACGTGAGCGAGCGCACGATACTCCGACGCGCGAAGGACACTGCCTGGGACGAGGCTGGGACGTGGAGCCTCGTCGATGTCGCTCCGGATCGTTACGGGGTTGTGGCGAGCTGCCCGCTCTGCGGCGGGACCGGGCAACTCTTCCGACATACGGTCGCTGACGACGGCACGGTGAATCCGTCCTACGTGTGCCCCTACGAGCCTTGCACGTTTCACGAAATGGTCACGCTCGCGGACTGGAAGCCCGCCCCCGCCCCTTCGGGCGAGCGCGCGGGGGAGGAGAGGTGATGGCTCTCACATCAGAGCGTGTTAGCACTGTTTTCTTTGACTGCCTCTTCAGAGACGACGAGGACACGTCTGGACATATTCCCGCGAAGGGGATCGTGACGAACGTCGGCTTTCACCCTGGCCGCATCACCGATCACAAGGGCGATATTGTGGAGATGCTCGGCGAGCTGCCAGACCAGTTCCACGAAACGAAGGGCGGTGGCTGGTCTTTCCTCAACGCATGCCAGGACCGCCACGGTAACCAGTGGACCGACCTACACCAGACCATGGAGCAACTCTTCCTCCTCGGGATAGGAGCGGGCCTTGTAAAGGAACTCATGCCCGAGATGCGAAGCATCTTCCCCGGCGGCATGCCGTACTACGTGGTGCTCAAAGCTGCCGCCCAGCCCGCGCCGGCAGGATCGGAGGAGAGGTGAGCAAGGTTGAGATGGACGCCGAGCAAATCATCCGGCTCGCGCACTTCGCGCTGACCCAGGACAACGCGAGAGGTGCCTTCGGGCTCCTCGATGACTGCGTGAAGGAGTTAGACGCGCGGAAGAAAGCCGCCACCCCCGCCCCATCGAAGGCCGAGCCGCGCTGCGGCTACTGCGGGAAGGACACGGTGCATCCGTTCTCGGACGGCTGGCATTGCACGCTCTGCGGGCGCGTCACGCCGCACGAGGTAGCTCACGCCACCCCGCCCTTTGATCCAGGGACGCTCAAGGCCATCGAGGAACGGCTCTATGCCCTCGCCAATCGAGACGACGCCATGCTGCGCGCCGCGATTCTCGTGGCCGACCATCACGGGCTTGAGCCCGCGCACAAGTGGGCGTTCATTGCCATGGTCATGCGGGACCGTGCGGCGGAATTGTTCGCTCGGAATATCGAGCTGGCAAGGATGCAACCTGCACCTGTTTACCTTCTCCCAACCCCGCCCGGGTGCCCGAGTGGCGAGGGGCCAGCCTGCAAAGCTGGAGACGCCGGTTCGAGTCCGGCCCCGGGCTCCAAAGATAAAAATGAAGCGGCCTCCGCCATACGAACTGGCTCGGGAGGTAAGCCCGAGCCTGCCGGGGCGTCCCCCGGAGGCGGGGGCCGCGAGTTGAATGATGCGGCGGCTGCGGCGGGGAAGGACCCGCACCCTGACGCCCCGAAACGCGGGGAACCTCTCGAGCAGTGGAGTGGAGCCGACGGCGGCGTAGAAGCGATGAAGCTGCCGAAGTTAAGCCAGGGTCAGCTCACAGCCAGTGTCGGTTCTGGCCAGCCGCCGCTTTCTTCCCCCTCGCTCGCCGAGGACACGCTTAAGTCGCACGACACCCTCCGCCGCGAGCGCGACGAGGCGCGGGCGGCGCACGCTGCGGCTATCAGCGAGCGCGACTTCTTCGAGCAGCACCTGAACGTTACACGCACCAAGCTCGCCGCCGCGCAGGCCGCGATCCGGTTGGCGAAGGGAATGATCGTGGCTGTCCGCGAGTATCGGGACGAGGAAGGCAACTCGCCTTTCAACATCATCGACCATTACTCGCTCGATGACATCGAAAAGCAGCTCCGCGAGTGCCTGCCGGAGGGGGAGGGATGAGCGAGTTCACACTCACCGTCCGCGAGCACATCAATGGCCCTGGTGAGACCACGAGATGAAACTCGCGACGCGGTCCGCTCAGCCTCACCTCGATATGGTCGCAAGGTCCGTCAGAGCCAACGCGCGGCGCAACTCGTATGGTCGTCGACGCGAGCGAGGCCGCCGCACTGAAAGCCATGATCGACGTTGCGCTTGGGCGCATGGCTGTGGAGCGGCGGGAGAAAGAGCGGTGGATGCGCGAACAAAGAAAACGAGGCGGGTGGACGGTGTGAGTGATCGGTCGATGCCCCGGGTGGCGCTGGGTTGCCCGGGGCGGTTTGAAGGAGTGAACGGTGGGAGCTCTTAGAAGGTGGAGAGGAACGGCCGGCGCGCCGCGACCCATCGCGCGGCTGGTCGCTTTGATCCTTACCCCCTGGCTCGCGGCACGCCGCGCGCGGGCGGAGGCGGAAGCGTGGCGGTCGGTAGCGATGCAGACGGCCGAACTCGCCCAGAAGATCCTTGCGCGAGCCGTCGAGTGGCAGTCGATAGCGAACGGCTGGAAGGATGTCGCCAACAGGGCGCTTGCGGTTGCGGACGAGCTGAAGCTCCAGGCGGACATGGATGGGGAGGGATGGAAACGTGGGGAGCCGCCGCCATGAGCGACCACGGTATCAAGGAGTTCAAAGAACTGATGGCGGACCTCGACGAGGCCGGTTGGTCGCGGATGACTGCAGCCGAGAAGGACGCATTCCTGCCGCTATACCGAAAGAAGCTGGCGTGGGAGAGCTTCAAGCACGCTGCGCTGGTGCTCAGGTGGCCGCTCTGGGCGCTCGTGTGGCTCGAGGCATTGCGGCTGGGAATCGCAATCGGCGGAGGCATGCCATGACCCCACGCGAAGCCCAGGAGAGAGAGCGCGCAATGGCGGAAGGCTGGAATGAAGCCATCGCCTCGGCCGTGGAGAAGCTGGAAGAGTGGAAGGCGACCGTCAAGCGAAAGCAGCGCGGGGAGCTCATCCCGGACCCAGCGCTCGAAGTCGAGCTGAAAGCGGCGGGAACGGCGATCAAGCAAGTGTGGGGGTTGAGGAAGCCATGACCCCCCTCGAAGCGAAGCAGGCCGAGACCATGGCGCAGGTGGCGCGGTGGCTCGATACGCTCATCACGCTCGGTGAGATCAAGAAGCGCATGGACAAGTGGAATATCGCGGTTCTGAACGCGTGCGCGAAAGCACTGAGCCCGCGGTCAAACCCGCGGCTGAGGAAGTTAGCACGAAATGGCGGCGGCACCTGCCAAAGGCCATTGGCGCGAACACTCTCCCGGCCTGGCCGTCGCCGTTTATTGGAGAGCCCATGACCGACCTCCCCAAGCTCCACATAGTCCGGGACCTCGACACCGGAGAGGTGTTCCATTTTGACCGGCTGGAAATGGTTGAGTTCGTCTTGAATCCAGAGACTCAAAAGCGCAGCCACCTTGAGTGGGAAAACCTGGAGACAGGGAACACGATGCGGATGGACAAGAGGGAAGAGGGCGCATGAAGCTCGCCTGGCTCTGCGCCTGGCTGCCGTTTCTCGGCTGCGCTCAACGCGAGTGCCCGCCGCCGAAGGCCGCCGCACGGGGCGAAGCCTCCACAGTGCGCGCAGCGCTGGCACGGCTCGAGAACGCGGCAAGCGTGGATGTATTGGTCATCTCTGGCGGCGGGAGCCGTGGGGCTTTCACTGCCGGCATCCTCACGGGGCTACGTGACTCCGGGAAGAGGCCCCGCTATGGCGTGGTGACGGGTGTCTCTACTGGCGCGCTACTCGCAAGCCATGCATTCTTGGGCCAGCCTGAAGACGACGCGGTTCTCGCCAAGACGTATATCACCGTGACGAACTCGGACATCTTCCGCACGCGCTCCATCCTCGCTGTTCCGTTCTCAGACAGCCTCACCACCTTGGAGCCGCTTCGCGAACTCATCGCGCGGGAGGTGCCGGACGCGCTCATCGACAGAGTCGCGGCGGAGAGCGGTGGCCGCGCGCTGTTCGTTGGAACCGTCTCGCTGGACGCTGGACGGATGCGAGCGTGGGACATGGTGGCGCTTGCGAAGGCGAAGGATTACGAAACCTACCGCGCCGTGTTGCTGGCGTCGTCCTCCGTGCCGGGATTGCATCCTGCGGTCTACATCGGCGGGGTTCACCATTGCGACGGTGGAGTGAGGGAGCAGCTTTTACTCCGTGATGTTTTTCTGGGTCTCAGGTCGCCGCATTCCAAATCATCGCGTCCTATCATGGTAAGCGTGATTCTAAACGGCCAAATCTCGGTAGGTGAGGACTGCGTCCAGCCGAACCTTCTCGCCATAGCGCTTAGGAGCGTCGAGGTGCTGGCGAACGCGAGTGCCGTTGGAACGCTCTGGCAAAGTTACGCGACGGCGAAGGATCTGGGTGTGGAATGGAGGCTTGCAAGAATACCTGACTACGTGCCGCTTGACTTCGGAGCGCAGGAGTTTGTTCCTGTCGAGATGCGGCGGGTATTCGAGGCCGGCAGACGATTCGTGTCGGAAGGTAGGTGGGAGGATCGGCCTCCAGGCGTGGCGGATGCGACAAGGGTTTTCGAGCAATGAAAGGAAGGGTATGAGCAAGTTTGGATTATGCGTGGGCCTGAACTACGCAGGGACCCAAAGCGCGTTAGCTGGGTGCCTGAATGATGCAAACGACATCGAGGACGCCCTGACGCAACGCGGCTTCGCAGTGACGAAGCTCCTCGAGCGGGACGCCACGAAGAGCGCTATCCTGAAGCATCTCACGGTACTGGTGGAGAGTCTCAGGTACGGGGATCTCGCCGTCTTCTCGATTTCCTCCCACGGCTCATGGGTCCCCGACGAGAGCGGCGACGAGCCAGACGGCCGCGATGAGGTGCTCATTCCATGGGACATAGAAGAAGGGAACTACATCACCGATGACGACCTCGCGAAAATCTTCGCGGAGCGTGAGCGCGGCGCGAGGGTAGTGATGCTGTCCGATAGCTGCCACAGCGGGACAGTCTCCCGATTCTCGCGCGAGCTTTCTCCACCCGCGAACGCTGCCAAGGTGCGCTTCCTCCCGCCCGCCGCGTTTCTCCCTGAGAGCGAGATCATGGACGTGCGCGGGATTTCGGGCAGCACGCGGCGAGCGGCGCAACCGCCAGGGCGGACGGCCTCGCTCCTCCTCGCTGGCTGCGGCGACCTCGAGTTTGCCTACGATGCCTGGTTCGGAGACAGAGCGAATGGAGCCTTCACGCGCGCCGCTCTAGATTCGCTCGCCGAACTCCACACGCCTGGCAACTACCAGGATTGGATGCGGAAGATTCGGACCAAGCTCCCAAGCGCCTCTTACCCCCAAACTCCGGCAATTTACGGACCACGCTACATGGCGAAGCACGGGATTCTCGAGGAAGGACGCTAACCAACCCCGGGCACGTGGGAGAAAGCGAAGTGATGCGTAAACTGATTCTCGCGGCGGTGCTGATGGTCTCCGGGTGCTGCTCCGTGCCGCAAGGCGCCGCGGAGCAACTCCAATCCCATTGGCGGCTGATTGGGCCCGTGGCACGAAAGGGGATCACTGACGACCCGCGGCTCGATGAGCGTTCGAAGGCGAACCGTCTCGCAAGCATCGACGAGTTCGAAGCGCTCTTGATGGAGGTGAAAGACCATGCCGCCCGTTGACGTGAAGGAGATGGCGAGATCCGCGTTTCTCGAGGCGCTGAACGCTTCCTTCCTTCCGCATCTCCAGGACATCCCGGACGTGCGGCGGAAGCTCGAGGCCATGGCTGTGGATTACAGCTTCTTCACGGAGCGGCAGCTCGCGGGCGACCCGAACGCGGCGGAGGATCTCGAGTGGCTCAAGGAGGCGGGGAAGTCGCTGGGCAAGAGGTACGCTTTGAAGTCTCAGACAGCTACGGGGAAGTTCTTCGACGCCTTGATCGCGGGGTTAGCGCGGGGGCTGTTCGTGGTCTTGAAGGGCGCGCTGGGGTTGCCGAGTTTAGGGGGGCCAGCGTGATGGCGGCGTTCGTGCGCTTCACATACGAAGACCAAGGAGGCGACGGGCAAAGGACGCTGTACGAGTTGGTGAGGCATGTTGGACCCAAAACGTACTCGTTGTCCAAGTTGCCTGGAATCCTGTTTTATTTCTTGAGGTACTTAGACGAGGACATGAATTCCGTCGAGATGGACGAGTTCGAAGTGCTGGCACGGGTCGCTGACAAGATACCCCTGACCCAAGGCAAGGAGCAGTGGACGGAATGGGTGCAGCTTGGCCGCGAGCTGCTGAAGAGTGCACCGGAGAGACCGGAAGCAGAGTTCATTTAACCGAAAGGAAGTGACCCATGCCCACCATCGAAGAACAACTCGCCGCCATCGCGGCGCGCCCCAAGTCCGCCGTCCTCCTCGCCGAGGAGCTGGCGACGCTCGAGCAACTCCTCGCGCAGCGTGTTGCTGAGCTCGTCAGAGCAGCCGGCGAAGAGAAAGCCAGGCTCGAGGCCCAGATCCGGATTCTCGAGGAGAGGATCCGAGTGCTCGAGGGCGGGGTGACGCCGGTGCCAGTGCCACCGCCGCCTGCGCCAGAAAACCTCATCTGGAGCGACCCTTTCCTGACGAGACCCGAGGAGAAGTTCGGCCGCTACATCTTGGAATCGCCCGACGACGCGAAGAGCTTCACGGTCGCGGACGGCATCCTCAAGGTGGTGTTCGTGGCCGGGACGCCTGAGTGCTACCGGAGCGAGATTTCGATCTGGGGTACCGACCCCAGCTCGAAGACCGCGATGCGCTACCCGACCCGCAAGGTGATGTGGTGGGGATTCGGGATCCGCATCCCAGAAACGCACGTCTTGGCCGATGCGAAGTCCGTCCTTTTCCAGTGGTATCAGACCCTCAAGATGAATCCACCTCTCTCCCTCGAACTCCGTGGCGGTAATCTGAAGCTCGTTCGACTCTGGAGCGAAGCCCCAGTCACGGACAACCCCGGCGAGACTCGCGAGGACATCTGGGTCATGCCGATCGAGAAGGGAAAGTGGTACCAGCTCGTGATGAGGTCCCTCTTTGACAATCGACCTGTCTCGAAAGGCGGCCAAGGGAGTCTTCGTTGGTGGGTGAACGGCACGCAGCAATCGATGGCGCACGCCGATCCCTTCCCCAACTGCTACGGCGGAACGGACCAGATCAAGCCGAGCTTCGGCTGCTACCGCCCTGGCGCGAGGCCGGACTCGAGCGGGAACGTGTCGGTCCCTAACGGCAACAGCACGGAGATCCACTTCTCCCACTTGAAGATCGGCGGCGAGACGGCGCGGATCGCGGACATGGGGCCATGATCTACGCCATCCCCATCATGGGCTGGCTCATCGGCTTCCTCTCCTTTCTCCCGAGCGTCTACCTCGAGCTTCCGTTCTGGGACTGTATCGGTCTCTTCATGATCCGTATCGGGCTCTGCATGCTCATGCCGCTGGCCATGGAGCTTGTGACTCCTCGAGAGGTGAAGTGAAGAGCACTCCCGACGAAGACTTCCCCGTCATCTGGAAGCCCCCGCCCCGCGACAAGCCCCCTTGCCCGCGTTGCGGGACGCCGTCCCTTACCGTGAGCACGCGGAAGCGGCAGCGGCGGCACGTCTGCCCGAAGTGCGGGAAAAGGTTCAAGAGCGTGGAGCCGGCGGGGTAGAATGAAGAACAAGGGCTTGGCCGTGTACGGTGATAGCCGGCGGGAAGGACTGGCCACAGGTCGCCACTGGCACCTGGGAGACCACTAAAGAGGTCGACCGACGAGCCGAAATCGGGTCAGTCCTGTCACGGAGAGTCGAGGCTCTTTCTGGCAGGACTGACCCCAGCCCTTTTTTAAGCGAGCGAGCACGGTATAGGTATATACCTATACTCCTGACCGTTGCTAACTCCGCACGGCTGGTCACACTCCAGCCATGCCGCTCCTCTACGATGACGCGGACGAGCCGAGGGGTGTAACCCTCACGACTGCCCGGTACAGATACGACCGGGCGGCCGTTTTGCGCGTGACGGACGGGGACACCATCTGGTTCCAGGTGGACGTAGGTTTCTATCAAACCTACACGGCTCCATTCCGCCTCTACGGCGTGAACGCGCCCGAGGTGGTCGGGGCTGAGAAAGCCCGCGGACTCGAGGCGAAAGCCTTCCTTGAACAGCTCCTTCCCGTGGGCAAGATCGTGAAGCTCTGGACCTACGCCGGGGACAAATACGGGCGCTGGCTCGTTCGCGTATTCGCTGACGGGAAAGACGTGGGCCTTGCCCTCGTTCAAGCTGGGCACGCGACGCTCGATCCGAACGTCAAGCCGGAGCTCGAGGCATGAGTCTTTGGGATCGATTGGTGCCGGCAGACGAGACCACCATCAAGATCCCCGTCCACCAATTCATGGCCTGCCTCGGAGAATGGGATCGGGGGAAGATGACCCGCGCCGAGATCATTGCCGCCTTCGCCCTCTCAGTCTCCGAGGAGACGGACCTCGACAACCTCAAGGCTAAGTTCTTTCCGCTGCCTGAGCTGTACGTCCTCCCTGGCGGCTTGCAACTCACGAACATCGGTACCGCCTACGACACGATCCAGGCCACGAAGTCGCTCGGCTACGTGCGGCTCGAGACCTTTGGGATTACGGGACTCGAACTCAACCTCCGCTATAACCAGCTCTCCGCGGGGCAGCTGGATTGGCAGCTCTGGAACGAGACTGACGTGGCGCAGATCGGGGTGCTCTCGACTTCTGGGGTCGGAGACAACAAGAACCAGACCCAGACCTTCACGCCGGCAACGAGCCCGATGGGCGTGGGGCTCAAGATCCTGCGCGTTCGTTGTAAGTCCGCGGCGACTGCGGACGACGCCTTCTACTACGGCGGGAACATTCGCATTGTCCGTAACGGGCAGATGCGCGCCGAGGTGCTTCACGAGGTACTTTGCTGAGCGATGCCTACACCGACCATCAAGTTCAACATCCTCTTGGGCTCCGACACCGAAGCCTCCGGCGCCGGGCCGGAGACGGCGCAGTTCGGGACGATCGCGCGGAACCGGGTATCCACCGGCGGTACGCGAGTAGGGTTCTTCGATGCGACTTCCCCGGACTTTTCCGGGGTGGATACCACCGGGCTCCACTGCCTTAAGATCGAGCAGGCAACGGGCAGGCGCTGGTCAAAGATTACGGCGGTCAAGGACACCGATCAAGTCTCTCAGGGGAATATGACGAGTGGGCTCCCCCAGGTGACTTCGATGCCGTCCACGACCGGCATGGCAACGGACGACGTTGTCCGCGTCATCGGTGCTGGCTCGGGCGGAGTCGATCTCTACTCGGAAATCCTCACCGTCGATTCCGGGGCGCAGATCACCCTCAAGGACAATGCCGGGACGACGGTCACTAGCGCCGCCGTCAAAGACCCTCGGCAGGTAACGATCGAGGACTCGCTCATCGTCAACACGTCTGTCGCTTGGGCCGTCGGCGGGTACCTGCTCGACATCGACAACTCGGCACAGCTCTGGTCGGACGTGAAGCCAGGCTGGATCATCGACTTCGCCTACGTCGAGGACAAGTTCTACACGACAACGGCCGTGAGAAATCTCGCTGGGGCTGGAGATTTTACGAGCGGCCGGATTACGATACGCGGTTCTGGTGGCGGGAAGCCGCTTATCAAAGGCAACGCGACTAATGACATCTTCAAGCTATCGAGCGCACTTCAGTCGATTAGCGGCCTGGCCTTCTCCAACTGTCTTGCAGGTATCGTATTAGAGACGAGCAACGCGACGGACATCGTTATTTCGGATTGTGACTTCAACACTACCGGCGAAGTTATGACCTATGGCATTTCGATTATTTCCAGTGTCACGGGAAGGTTGCACTTCCATACTCTCAGTATTCGTGATTGCTCCGATGCGGCGATACTGTGCGCTGGGTCCCCAACGATTCTTCTCATCGAGAATTCGCATTTATCGCACGTCACATCTACGGCGCATACCGGCATCGAGATCACTGGCTCTCCGAACCTGATGGTTCGTTCTTGCTGCTTCTTCAACTTTGCAGAGCACATCGAATTCAAGACTGCAGCTACGCCTCGCTGGGCATTGATTGAGAATAACGTCTTCGAAGAGGGTGCCATAGGTATTAACGTGGAGACGAACATTGCAGTGTTAAGGAACGGCATCATACGAAATAACATCTTCTATGACATGAACCCAGATATCCAGACTTTGGCAGGCTCCGACATTGCAGTCTCCATGGCGGACTATAATGCCTATCGTAGCGATAGGGACTTGACGAACATATCCGCTGGCGCAAACGACGTTATAGCAGATCCTGAGTTTCGCGGGCGCATCACGAATGAGACAGGGCGTGATTGGCGCGTCGGTATAGCAATGAAAGGCAAGGGCTGGCCGCAGACCTTCCCGTTCGGCGGGCTCCCGCAGGCAATTGATATTGGGGCGCTCCAGCGCAGGGAGCCGATCAGCGGCAACCTGCGTATCAAGATTACAGGGGTAGAGGATACCGGCGATCACTGGAGGGTCAGCTTTGCGATCCTCATCAGTGCTACCAACTATGGCGGCGGCTCATTCGTGCTCGTTCCGAAGGCACAAATCCCTACGGCCTCAGAGATCCACCTACCGGCGATTGTCGAGGGCTTTTTAGCCTATCTCCGAGCGGGGACTCCTGCCGCTGCTGTTGGCGAGGAAATGCTTTGTTGAGGCGTAAATGGCGAACCTGATCCTACGCTCGGATGCCGTGAACTTCTCGGCCATAGGGTCATGGTACAGTTGCGGCGTCGTCACGGGTCAGCCTCAGATCGCCGGCGTGCTCTCGACGCTCCTCACCACGACTGTCCTCTACTCGTCAACGTGGACGGGCGACTCAGGGACCTACGACGGAGTGCTCGTTCAAGTCTTATCAAGGTCCGCATCGCCATCCGGCACCTTCAGACTCGTTGTCCGAAAGACCAATGGTCCTGCCTCCGATGTGGCAGGCAGCGTTGTCACCTTAAACGTTGCAGACTTGCCGCTGAATGGTGGCTGGATCTTCGCAAAATTCTCGGGAACCATAGGACCACTCACATCCGGAAACAGCTACGCCATCGGCCTCTCCACCTCGGCGAGCTCCCAGGTAACGATGGTACGCAACGGCACAGCGAACAACTGGAATCGGCTGCTCCGTCTCATCACATCTCCTGGGTCCCTTGCCGCCGCCGATCGATTCTGGGTTGTCGGGGAGAAGACTGGTGCAGGTACTCAGAACACCAGGAAGGCCTTCATCGATACGACGGCTGGGGTGGACTACGGACCGATCGACATTGGAAGCGGCGGGACGCTCGAGTCCCTCACGGCGGCATCCACGAATTACATTCTGAGGACCGTGGGGGTGCTCACGATCTCCGAGGGCGGCACCCTCAACATGGGGACGAGCGGGACGAGGATGCCATCGACCTCGAGTTGCGAGATTCAGATAGGCTCTACGTCGGGCGGGGCGGACGGGACGGCCGGGATCGAGTGTCGCGGCACGTGGAATGCCTACGGCGCGACAAAGACCTTCGATAGAACGAAGCTCACCGCGGACGAGGCGGCCGGATCCACGAGCCTCGACGTGGCCGACAATACCGGCTGGGCCTCGGGCGACCTGATTGCTATCGCGGCTACGGTCCGCGTGGACACGGACCAGCAATGCGAAGCGAGGACACTGACCGGGGCCGCCGGGGCGAGCACGCTCCCCGTGGGCGCTACGAGCTTCGCCCACCAGGGCACTGACGATGTCAAGGGAGAGGTTGTCCTCCTCACCCGTAACGTCCGCGTTCGTGCTACGCAGCAGGGGACCCACGTCACCCCGACAACGGGGGTCGTGGGATATATCCGGCTCTATCCTACAGCCGTCTTCAACGCCTCGTGGGCATCTTTTGCGGATCTCGGGACTACCGTCGTCGGGAAGCGCGGGATCGAGATCGAGACGACGACGGGCTCGGCCACATTCGATCGCTGCTCCTTCTACGGGTTCTCAAGTAACGGGCTCTTCCTCTCTGGAGCGACCGTCGCGAACGTCTCCGTCACGAACTGCGTAACCTTCAACTTCGTTGGGCGGACCGCGGCTCCGGCAGGTAGCGGGAACGGGCTCACCATACCGCAGACGACGGGCGTAGGGACGATCACGATTACGGGCAACGTCTTCCTGCAGCGCATCTCCTCGTCCGCCATTCACAACGTGATCCTTGGGGACTTGGTAACTTTCGATTCGAACACAATCGTAGGCGGCTACTACGGGCTCGCGGTAACGCGCGCGAATAACCCAACAGCCTGGACTGTGACGGGGCTCGTGATCCACAACTCTCGGCGCGCTGGGGTCATTTTCCAGAGCCAGGTGAAGAACCTCACCTTCACTAATACGACGATTTACCGGGCTAGCTCTGCGGACGCTACGAGCCAGGGCGGGATATGCATCCTGCAACCTGGCGGTTCCCTCATGGGGATCACCTTCAACGGCACAGGCCTCGCCGGCGGTAAGGGGCTGATACTCTTCGGCTGCTACGACAATATCAAGATGTACGGCACGGGGTGCTCGGTCGGCGGCTTCCTTGTCGAGAATGGAGCCATCGACGGGGACAACAAGACCGGGAGCGGCACGGGCCACGAGGCTGGTATCTCGATTGCGGACGGGGCGCGGGCGGGGCTGTGCTTCCTGAACACCACCTTCGGCACGAGCCCTCCCTCGGGCGGGAAGACTACCCACAGCGTTGCCGATATCGAAGTCGCGGCTTCGTCGTTCGTCCAAGCGCTTTTCGAGAACTGCGCCTTCAGGTCCACAACGGAAGTCGCAGGTGCGGCAAGCATGATTGCCGGTTCGTGGATCCGAATGCAGCGCGCGGACCAGACGAACGGGCAGCACAAGACTCACTTCCCCTATGGCATAGTCGAGCTCGATAGCGTAACGACACCAAGAAGCGGAGGTGCGCAGCCCACGGAGAAGCTCACGCCGAATTCGACGACGCGCCTCGAGTCGAGCCCCGTTGCCATCGCAATTCAAAACGGCCAGTCCACCATACCCAAGGTCTGGGTGAAGAAGTCGGGGGCCAACGGCACACAGGCTACTCGGCCGCGAATCATGCTCAAGAAGAATCCCGCTATGGGGGTTACTGCAGATACCTTGATCGGAGTTGAGGCAGTGGACGATACGTTGTGGCAACAGTTGAACGCGGCTGGCGTTTCCACTCCAACAGCTACCGATGACGGTGTCTTTGAGTTCGTTGTAGATTCGAGCAATGTAAACGGCGCAACCGTGAACATCGATGACTGGGCATTTACTTAGAGGTTTCTGAGTTGGATGCCTTCATAGGTAGTTTCGCTCAACCAGGAAGCACGGGAAACCAGGCGATAACTGGCGTTGGTTTTCAGCCGAAGCTCGTGATCTTCTTTGGTAACTACCTCACTGCAGATGGTAACCAGGTCAATGCATCGAAGTCCTTCGGAGCCGCGAGCTCTTCAACGCAGCGTGGCAGTGTTGCAGTGTACTCGACTGACAACGCAGGGACTTCACTCTGCGATCGCCGTTACGAGAACACGAAGTGCATTAGCTTCCTCACGGCTGGGACGCCCGTACTTGCGGCAGAGGCTGACTTCGTGTCCATGGATTCTGGGGGCTTTACGGTCAACTGGACGACCGTTGACGCCACGGCCCGCATAGTCAACTACATCGCGCTCGGCGGTAGCGATATCACAAATGCCAAGGTCGGAGAGTTCTCGACACCAACAGTAACTGGCAACTCTGCAGTAACGGACCCTGGCTTTCAACCCGACGGGCTGATTCTGTTCGATTGCGTCTCGACCGCGTTCCCTACAACGGTTGGCAACGCGACGAACTCGCCTTTTGGCCTACACTTCATAAAGAGCACGACGAAGAGAAATAGCAGCACTCTCTTTCGCGAAGATGCTCAGGGAACATCAGATACATATTCGTACCAGACAACAGATTCGGCTTTCAACAACCTTAGCGGAACCGGTACAATACCTCGCGTGGCGGACTTCGTCTCGTTTGATGCGAATGGGTTCACGCTTAACTGGTCCGTGGTAGGTACGACTGCAGTTCTCGTGGGGTACATTGCTATTAAGGGCGGGCAGTTCGACGTTGGCGCCTTTAACCAGGCCACGGCCACAGGCAACCAAGCGATTACAGGCGTAGGATTTACGCCAAAGCTGGTTCTATTTAAGAGCACCAACCTTGCATCGTCCACAATATCCCGATCCTTTTCGCGGTTGACCATCGGGGCGGCAGTTAGTTCCACACAGAGAGCATCGATATGGTCTGGGGACCTAGACGCTCAGAATTTCACCTCTGCCGATGCGGATCTCGATAGGACGAAATGCCTGAAGCTCATGACGGAGGGTACCCCGACCGTAGATGCGGCGGCCGACTTCGTCTCGATGGATTCGGACGGGTTCACGATCAATAACACGACCGTAGACGGTACGTCGAGAGAGATACTCTACTTCGCGTTCGGCTCGGCGGCGGCCGGGGAGACGGCGACCCCAGCCGCTGCCCCGGCAACAGCGACGGCGCCCGATCCGTTAGCCCGGGTCCGCGCGGTGGATCCTCTCGCAACGGCTCTCGCCACGGCCCCAAGCCCGCTCGTCCGCGTGCAGGCGATCTCCGCCGCGGCTGCCGCAACGGCCGCGGGAGCCGACCCGGTCGCTGCCGTCCGCGCCGCGATCGCCGCCGCCGCCTCGAGCGCCGTGGCACCGGAGCCGTTTGCCAGGGTGATCGCCACCCCGGCCGCGGGGGCAGCCGCGGCGATCGCGCCTGATCCGACGACCAGCGTCCGTCAGACCGCCACGCCGGCCGCGGCGCCCTCGAGCGCAACGGCGCCGGACCCCACCGCGAAGGCCCAGGCGACCCCGGCTCCGGCCTCCGCGCCGGCAACCTCCCCAGATCCAACGGTGCGTGTGCAAGCCCCCACGGCTGCGGCCACGGGGCTTGCCACGGCCCCCGACTCCACCGGCCAGGTCGTTGCCAGCCCCTTCCCCGGGATCGCCCTTGGGACGGCCCTCGATCCGGTCGTCGCGGCAACGGAGACGGCCCTGCCGGCGGCCGCTCCAGCTACCGCAGCCGCTTCGGAGCCTACGGCGAAGGTCCTGGCGCTCCCGGACCCGGCGGCCGCCATGGGCACCGCGCCGGGCCCGACGGGGCGCGTGATCGCCACCCCGATCGCCGGCAGCGCGGCTGCCACGGCCCAAGATCCATCCGCACGCGTGATTGCCTTCCCGCCCCCCGCTTCCGCCGCAGGCACGGCTCCGGACCCCGTCGCGATCGAGACCGTAACGCCGGCGGCCGCGGAGGCGCTCGCGAGCTCGCCCGACCCATCCGTCCAGGCGCGAGCGCTCCCGAGCCCCGCCTCTGCCGTCGCAACCGCCCCGGATCCATTCGCGACCGATGGAACCTCCCCGGCACAAGGAACGCAGCAATTCTGGTTTAAGGGTCTCGCCTTCAGGGGGGCGAAGAAAGCTGGGAACGACACGGGGACGAGGAAGTTCTGGTCTCGTGGTCTCGCGGAGTCCTCTTCATTCCCGGCCTCTGGCACGAGCAATGTTTCCCCGGATGCCGCCCCAGCGAGCGCGGTTGCCCCGGATCCCTCCGCGCGGGTCGCCGCCTCGTCGGCTCCGGCCTCGGGCTCGGCCACCTCTCCGGACCCAGCCGGGAGGACCATCGCGAGCCCGGCCACAGGTGCAGGCGTCGGCACATCCACGGATCCGGTCGCGCGGGTGGCCGAAACTCCATCCCCGGCCTCCGCTGCGGGGACGGCGCCGGATCCCTCCTCGAAGATCGTCGCGACGCCCGCGCCGGGCTCCGTCTCCGCGGTGGCGCCGGACGTGAGCACGCTCACGGCCTCGACGGTCTCCCCGGCGGCCGGCATCGGAAGCGCGATAGTTCCCGACCCCTCCGCGGCGATCGTCGCCACGCCAGTGCCTGCCACGAGCTCGGCGACGGCCCCAGAACCCGCGGCGAAGGTTCTCGCGCCAGTCTCCCCGGCCTCTGGAACCGGAACGGCCCCCGACCCCGCCCCCAAGATCCAAACGGCGCCCACCGGGGCCTCGGCAGCCGCCTCCTCCACAGACCCCACGGCCTCCGCCCGAGCGCTCCCCGGAGCCGCCCCGGCCCTATTCACCGTCCCAGACCCAACGGTCCGGATCAGGGCGAACCCAACGCCGGCCGAGGCCCTCGCCACCGCGAACGACGTCGCGGCCAGGATCGTCGCCCTGGTGGCTCCGGCGGTCGCCGCTGGCACCGCTGGGGACCCGACCGCGCGCATAGTCGCGAGCCCGAGCGCCGCCTCGGCATCGGCCATCGCAAACGACGTGACGACGACCGCGACCGAGACGGCAATGCCCCAAGCGGCCGCGGCAAGCGCCATCTCCCCGGTGCCCACGGCGCGAGTCTCCGGAGCGCCCGGGTCGGCGAATGCTGCGGCGAGCGTGCCCTCGGTCACCGGCAGGATCGTCGTTCTCCCGATCGCGGCGAGCGCCCAGGCCACGGCACCGGAACCGAGTTCCCTCCTCCAGGTCTTCCCCTCTCCCGGGATCGCGACGAGCGATGCGAATGATCCGCTCGTCCGGATCTACGCGATTAGCTCGGTCGCCATCGTGGTCGCTGTGGGGCTCGACCCGACAACGATCCCGAGCGGTCTCCTCCGCGAGCTCGTGATCATCGACTTCGACCTCGCGCGAACGATCATCCAGAACATCGAACTTGGCCGCACCGTAGCCTTCAGCCCTTTCCTCGCTCGGACGATTACAGAAAACCCGGAGTTAACGCGGAAGGTCGCCCTCGACCCCGCACTCGCACGAAACGTGTCGTTGGACTTCGAGAACTGAAAAGGAGACAGAATGCCCAGTCACATCTATGGCGCGCTCCAATTGAAATTAATGCAGCGGAGCGCCGAGGCGATCGACCTCGACGGGGACACGATCAAGGTCGGGCTCTCTGGCACCGGTCACGTCCCGAACATCGACGACGTCTTCCTCGACGACGCCGGAGTCGATGACTTCACAGACTTCGAGGCGACGGGAACGGGGTACGCCGGAGGTTTCGCTGGAGCCGGGCGTCTCACGCTCGCGTCGAAGACGACGACCTACAACACCGGCACGAACCGCGCCATCTTCGATGCCGCGGATCCGACCTGGTCGGCTTACAACCCCACGGCCGTTGCGGCGCAACTCACCGTCTTCAAGGAGATCACGAACGACGCGGGCTCGCCCATGGTGGCGAACCTGGAATTCCCCGACGTCGATCCGAACGGGAACGATTTCGTGGTCCAGTTTCATGCGGACGGGATCTTCTACGTCGCCGCGTGAGCGGGCGTGGATTCCACAACAACACGGAAAGGAAGGAAGCAGAAATGGATTTCGACTTCGAGGCCTTCAAGAAGCAGGTGGATGCCCAGAGCGCCCTCCGTATGAGTACGACGGAAGAGCGCGTCCTGAATCTCTGGTACGGGGACGAGTTCCTCGCGACGGTGCGGAAGCCGGAGGGGAGGATTCTGCCCGAGGATTACCTCAAGGCGCACATGGAGTCGATCGAGAAGAAGACGCCGATCCGGAAGGGCCGCCAGATCCTTCCCTATCTCCGTGAGATGGGATACGAGAAGCTCCCCGACCAGAGGACCTCGCGCGATCCCGATCTTCACTGGTGGCTCGGGAAGACTCCGCCGACCTTCGACTGGATGGAGGACCAGAAGCCGCGCGTGACGAAGGCGAAGCCCGCGATCCCTGGTAGCGGGCCCGTGGTCGCGACGCCGGGCGTTGCAGGGGCGAAGGGGGTCGCTCCAGGGGTCTTTGAGGTCAGAGAATGAAGGCTCCGTCCATCGCGAGGAACCCCGAGGAGATCCAAACCCTCGGGGATCTCCTCACCCTCGTTCCCGGGGGTGAGAAAGGATATTGGGGTTGCGAAGGCGGCCCCGGTCCGGACAAGCTCGGGACCCGCGAGGCCGGGAAGTGCGGGCACGACCTCCGGAAGATTGGCGTCATGAAAATCACGAATAACCAGGAGTACGTGGCGCGCTGCCCGACGTGTAACCGGCTCCTCATGCTCTCCCTCGCGTGGCTCTTCTCGAAGGTCATCTACGCGAAGGCCCTGAAGCGAAACGGGATGGCCCCTGCGGTCGGCACGCTCCCCCAGGATCAGGGATACCCCGCTGGCACGATCAAGTACGAGCCGCTCCCGGACGGGCGGCAACGGGTCATCGCGACCCCGTTTCCTCCGACCATCGTCGCGCGCGCTCCGAAACCCGGCCACGTCTTGAGGCTTCCCGATGAGTGAACCCTTCCGTGTAGGCTCACACCACTTGATCACTGGCGTGGTCAAGGACAACGGCGTACCACTTGCCCTCACAGGTGCAACGCTATCTCTCAAGCTAAGGATAGATGCCATAGCTGGGATACCTGGCATAGTGAAGAGCCTATCTGCGGCTCAGGACCCAGACCAAATTACTAACCCAGGTAAGTTCACGTATCAGTGTGTAGGTACGGACTTCGACATTGCCGGTACAGGTTACCTACAGATGTTCGTAACCACAGGTGGGGTGTTACATAAGAGTTTGATAGTAGATCGAGAGGTTCATCAATCATTGGCATGAACCACCACGCGCACCATTACAGGCCACTTCTACAGTCTGATATGGATTGAAATAATGGGGGTCCTAGTCCAGCCACCGGCAGAAGAAGTGCCGGAGGCTGCGCGCTTTCGAAGAAAATCTCTGCATGCACAAGCTATGATGACTAAGGTACTTATGACATGAGCGAGGCGGCTCTGGCAGAGAAGCAGTATGCGCGTACCAAGGGGGCGTTGTCGAAACTCCTTGGTAGATCGCCAGTTACGATCGACGATTGGCTATCGCGTGGCTGTCCTGGGAAGACGGCTCAAGGCTGGGATCCGGAGGCCATGCTCGAGTGGGCCTCACGGAACGTCAGGGAACCGAAAGCCAGGCGTGATCGCCGTGAGCCCTCGGAAGGCTCTGACGCCGAACGTCTCCTTAAGGCCCAAGCTGATGAAAAGGAGGCCAAGGCGGCCCTTGCGGAGCTCCAGCTAGCGATCGAGCGCGGCGAGTACGTCCCTCACGCGGACGTGAAAGAGCACCGCCTCGCGCTCATTTCCGTCTTCCGCCGCGGGTTCCTTGCGCTCGAGCAGTATCTTCCTCCGCGGCTCGAGGGGCTCACGGCCAAGGAGATGAAGGTGATTATCCGAGCAGTGGCGCGGGAGCAGTTGACGAGGTTGGCGAAGCTGTGAACGACTTGACGCCATTTCAGCACATACTCGCAAAAGCAATCGTTGGAGCCATGATCTCCGTGGGCTTCATGGTGATGGTTTCGGCTCCATGGATAGCGCTCCTGGCGCTCATGGATTTCATGTCTCCTGGCAAGGGGACAAGTTCGACGGGGGCGCATTGACCATCCTCCTCGACTACGAATCCGCCGCAATCCTCCCGCCGCCCGAGATCACCATCGACGACTGGGCGGAGAGCGCCGTGATCCTACCGCGCTCCGTGTCCTCAGAGCCTGGCCCGCTGTCCTTGGACCGCACGCCATACCTCAGAGAAATCCTCCGCACCGTCACGGACCCAGAAGTCGAGGAAATCACGCTCTGTTTCTCGACGCAAGTAGGGAAGACCCTCGCCGCTATCCTCGCGGTACTCTACTTCGTGGACCAGGACCCATGGCCCGCGCTCCACGTCATGCCGCGGGAGGACGACGCTGTTTCGATCAACACGGACCGTTACCAGCGGATCATTCGCGAGTCGCCTGCGCTCGCGCGCCACCTTACGGGCGCCTCGCACGACATGACCCGCGAGGCGCTGAGACTCAACGGTGCCGTCGTCACGTTCGCCGGCGCAAACTCCCCCGCGGCGCTCGCCTCGCGGGCTATCGGCATCCTCGTTCTCGACGAGACGGACAAGTACCCGCCGTTTAGCGGGAAGGAGGCCGACCCCATCGCACTCGCTCGGGAGCGCACGAGGACCTTCGTCCACCGGAAGATCCTCAAGACTTCGACCCCCACGACGGAGCGGGGCTATATCTGGCGCGAGTACCAGGAGTCGGACCGCCGCCGCTACGAGGTGCCTTGCCCCCATTGCGGCCACTTCCAGCAGCTCGTGCTCGGGCTCAAGGACCCTGGCACGCCGGGGATCAAATGGCCTGCCGACATGCGCGACCCCGAGAAGATCCTCGACGAGAAGCCGGCTTGGTACGAGTGCGCTGGGTGCCAGGGGAAGATCCTTGATCGCCACAAGGCGCCCATGCTGAAGAAAGGCCTCTGGGTGCCCGAAGGCTGCGAGATCGTTGACGAAAAGGTGGAGGGGAAGATTCCGCCACGGAGAAGGTCCGGCTACCACCTGTCGGCCCTCTACTCGCCGTGGTTGACGTGGAGCCACATTGCGGCGGAGTTCCTTCGCTCCGAGAAGTTCCCCGCGAAGCTCATGAATTTCCGCAACAGTTGGTTGGCGGAGATCTGGGAGGACAAGGTTGACGAGGTGACGGCCGCGCACGTCCGCGCTCGGGTCGGCGGCTACGAGATCGGCACCGTGCCGCCCGAGGCGCACGTCCTTACGGCCGGGGTTGACGTCCAGCTCGATCACCTATGGTACGTGATCCAGGCATGGGGCGCTCTCGGCGAGAGCTGGGTCATTCGCGCGGGCCGGGTCGAAGGCTGGGAGGCTCTCAATCAGGTGCTCTTCCACTCGCGTTACCTGGCCGGGCCCGATCCCGTCGCGGTCAAGTGCGTCTTGATCGACATGGGGTACAGGACGGATGAAGTGTTCGAGTTCTGCAGACGGACGGGCTGCCAGGCCGTGAAGGGCGCCGCAGCACCGCAGCGAGCGTTCACCGTGTCGAAGCACCAGCACGCGGATGGGACGGTTTCTCCGCTCGTCATGATCGATACCGGGTACTACAAGGCGAAGCTCCACCGATTGATCCGCCAGCGGGACGAGGACCCCGGCGCGTGGCACCTTCCGGGTGTCGTGAACGAGCTCGGCGAAACCATCGGCGGGCTCGACGAGGAGTTCTACGAGCACGTCATCAGCGAGCAGCGTGTGAGGGAGCAAGACAAGAAAACGGGGCGCGTGCTCTTCCCTTGGAGGAGGATCCCCGCGGGGGCGCCAAATCACATGTTGGACGCATGCATCTATTCGCTCGTGGCCGCTGACATCCTCGACGTTGAGCACCGCTACATTGCCCCCGCAGTGCGTGGAAGTGAGGCTAACGAGACTCTAATCGAGCCCAAGGGCGCTGCAATCGCTCCTAACGTGCGCAAAAAGCCGCGATTTCAGCAGGTGAGGACGAGGTTTTTTACTTGAGTGAAGGTAACTGCACTTTCTGGGGAGAAGATATTCCCAATGGAGTCCTTGGTTGCCATTGCCTGGTAGCTAGTCAGTATAACGTACTGATCCAACGCAGGAAGGCCATTATCGACAAGATCCCTGATCTTGAATTCTGGCTTCTGACTGACGAGGAGACGATGGAGCTCATGAAGATCCAACACGAGCTTTGGAAAATAGAACGCGAAGAAGAGGAGGCCACATGCGACAGAGCGCGTCAGAGAAAGCCTTGATGAAAGAGATTCAACAGCTCAGAAAGGAGATCCGTGCGCTCACGAGAGAGGTGCGGAAGGCGCAGGAGAGCTTGAAGCCGCCGGAGCCAGTGGCGGAGCCTGCGCTGGCACCCGAGCCCAAGCCTGAGAAGCTCCCAGAGTGATCGCATGAACGACATAGACGCCAGAGCACGCGAACGCTTCCTTGATCCCGAAACGACCTGCGACGAGTGCGGCGGGCCTAACCCAGAGTGGCTCGTGATTGGCGGAAGGTGCCTGTGCGCAAAGTGCTTCTTGGAGGACATGAAGCGCATTGCTACAAGCAGCGAGCGTTCCGAATGGTGGAAGCGCGGCGAGTCGCCGCCGGAGTGGAAGTCGTGAGGATGGAGCACATGAACGAAACCTTGGAAGAACCGACCTGTTCCAAGCAAAGACTGAAGGACATCGATGCGTCCCGCAAAGTAGAGACTGTCTTGCTTGTTGTGTCCGAGCTTGAGAAGAGGCACGCAATCCGTGTGCTGCGATCGGCGCTTCTGCTTATAGGTGAGGATGCGCAGGAGAGCCCATGAAGCACCCCCACAACCGAATGGCCCACCCCGAGAACAGAGGAGACCCTATGCCCGATACAGTGCTCGAGGAGAAGAAGAAAGAGGAAGTCGAGATCGAAGAGAAGCCGCCGGAGAAGCAGCTTGCTCACGTAGGCATAGCCTGCAAGTGGTGCCACAAGGTTGGCAACCACCCAGTGAAGAGAACCTACAGGAACAAGATGCGAGTGAGGCAGTGCCTCTTCTGCGCCCGTGAATTCCAGACCTGGGAAGCCACAGTGCAGTAATGCACTTTGCAAGAATAGTGCAGTAATGCACTAAGGCTATTTCGGGGCGGTTCTGTAGGCGCAACACTTCGCGCCATGGGCTTCTATGCCGATACCCTCGCGAAGATACAAGCCGCTATCACTGCGCGCCTGAACGGGGGCGAGGTCGAAAGCTACTCGATCGGTGGGACGAGCCTCTCCATGTGCTCGCTCGAGACGCTCTTCAAGCTCGAGGCGGACATGAAGAAGAAGGCGTCTGACGAGACGATCGCGGCGAACGGCGGCTCGCGCCTTCACCTCGCGAACTTGAGGCCAGGCGGATGAGCCTTCTCTCCCGCATAGCTCCCACCTGGGCGCTGAAACGTGCAATGGCTCGCGCTCGCCTCGAGCTTATCAAGCGCTCTTTCCCTGCCGGCCCATCGGATCGCACCTCCGGCTGGCGAGCCAAGGCGCAAGAGACGATCAATCAGAAGGCCAAGCGGGACCTGGCCATCACCCGCTCTCAAGCGCGTGAGCTCTACCGCCACAACCCGTACGCGCGCGGGGTGGTCAACTCGATCGTTGCGAACCTGATCGGCTGCGGCATTCGCCCGCAATCGCGCGTCATGAAGCCGCGCCTCTATGAGCCGCTCACCGACTTTAACGACCGCGTGGACGAGGCCTGGAAGCGCTGGGCCGAGGCCGAGAACTACTACACGAAACAGCGAATGGTGCAGCAGGAGAAGCTCGTCTCGGGCGAGATCCTCGTTCGGAAAGTTACGGTGGATGACGGCCGCGAGATTCCCCTGTCCCTTGAACTGATCCGTAGCGAGCGGCTCGCGACGAACGACAACTTCCGCCGCCGGGCGCCGAACGTCGTTCAGGGGATCGAGTTCGGCGCGGATGGCCGGCCGGCTGCGTACTGGGTCTATCCAGAAAACGCGAGCGACCAGGCGCTTGTCGAGGCGAACCCGGTTCGCTACCCCGCCGATCAAATCCTCCACATCTTCGACCCTCTCGAGCCTGGCCAGATACGCGGCATGACGCGCTTCCTCACATGCGCGGGTACCTTCGAGGCGATCGCTCAGTACCTCGACTTCGTCCTCACGAAAGAGCGCGTGGCGTCTGCCTTCGCGCTCATGATAACGCGTCAGCAGGGGCTCCAGTTTCCTTCACCTGACGGGAACGCCCCGCAGACGGATGAGCAAGGGAACACCCTCGATTACGTCGAGGGCGGCATGATCTTCCACGGCGATCCCGGGGAGGACATCAAGGGGGTCAACTCATCCGTCCAGCCCGCGCAGGTGGACAAGCTCATGCAGATCCTGCTTCGCCAGTGCGGGCGAGGCATGGATGCCGCGTATGAGCTGATCTCGCGCGACCTGTCGCAGGTGACGTACCTCTCGGCGCGCCAAGGCGAGAACCAGGACCGCCGGCACTGGCAGCCTCAGCAAGAGGACCTGAACCGGCAGCTCAACTGTCCGATCTGGACCGAGTTCATCCGCATGGGCTCGCTCATGGGCATGTGGCGCGTTCCTTACGGCCGCCTCGATATGTGCGCGGCTGATTGGATTACGGACGGCTGGGACTGGATCGATCCTTCGAAGGACGTGGCAGGAGAAATCGAGGCGATCAAGGCCGGCCTCATGACGCCGCAGGAAGCGGCCGCTAAGCACGGACGCGATTGGTTCCAGGTGCTGACGGATATCGAGGCGTTCAAGAAGGAAGCCACGGCGAAGAAGCTCACGCTCGAAATCTTCCCCGACATGGTCGCGAAGGCCGAAGCGAAAGCACAGCCGAAGCCGGAACCCAAAGCAGTGGAGGCTCCAGAGGAGCAGCCCGATGAAGAAACGACTCAGGAAGAAGTTGCTTAATCGTTCGATGGCGACAGCCGACCCGAAGGAACGCGCTGAGGATCAAATGATCCGGCGCACGATCACGCTCAGCGCCGATGACATGAAGGAAGACCGGATCGAGGTCTCGATCTCATCAGAGACCGACAAGATTCGTAGCTTCTGGAGCGGCAATCCTCAGATCCTTCTTCACGAGAAGGGCGCGGTTGACTTCAAACCGCTCCGCGAGGTCGGCGCGATCCTCTTTAACCACGACCCGGACCAGATCGTCGGGCGACCTGAGAACGTTCGCCTTGACGAAGAGGAGCGAAAGATCCGCGCCTCGATCGTGTTCGACAAGGATCTCGAATCGCAGCGGATCGCCGAGAAGGTTCGTAGCGGCAGCTTGCGCGGGGCATCTGTTGGTTTCCGAGTGGAAAGCTGGCGTCAACTCGATGACGGAGACGAGTGGACGAGTCCAGGCGGGCGCAACTTCAAGGGTCCCATGGACGTGGCAACTAAGTGGCGAATTTTGGAATTCTCGCTCACGCCCATCCCGGCCGATGCCGCTGTGGGAGTGAACCGTACCGCAACCGGGCGTGAGCCCAAAGAAGTGAAGGAGTTCAGGATGGATCCCAAGCTGAGAGAGGCCTTGGTAAAGCGCGGGCTTGACCCCAACGCCACCGACGAAGAGGCGCAAGCCTTCATGCTACGCATGGCGACGGAGGACCCGAAGCCGGCTCCGAAGCCAAATGGTGATGAGCCGACAAATCCCCCGCCGCCTCCGACCGAATCAAGTGTGCGGCTTGCGCATGCGGCGGAGACTCGCGAGCGCGAGCGTGCCACCGAAATGGCAGAGATGATCGGCCAGTGGCCACAGTACCGCGATCAGATCGTAGTCATGATTCGCGAGAATTACACTGTCGAGCAGGCAAGAGGCGAAATCCTTGAGCAGCTCAAGCGCGACCGGCCACAGACGCCTGTGGTCTCAAGCGGCATCGAGTATGGAGAGGACGCAAGGCCGAAGTTCCGGCGCGCCGCGGCGGACAGTCTTCTCCTCCGTTGTAACCGCCTTCGCCAGGAGAAGGGTGAGCTTCCTTCAGCTTGGGAGTCGAGGCATCAGCAGGCGCGCGACGTGTGCGGATACTCGCTCTTCGATCTCATGCGGACGACTCTCCGCTCCTGCGGTCTTTCCGATCGCGGCACGCGCGAGGATCTCATGTCGCGTGCGTTCTCGCATTCGACTTCCGACTTTCCGGCGATTCTGAAGGACGCGGCTAACAAGCGGCTTCTCGCAGCGTACCAAGAAGCTCCGAGCACGTGGCGGCCACTCGTCAGGATCGGGAACGCCGCCGACTTCAAGCCGCTTAACAGGCCCAAGTTCGGCGACATGGGGAATTTGGTTTTAACGCCAGATTTAGTACCCATGGCCGAAGGCTCCACGGTGGACGTAAATGAGAGTTTCTCGATTGGCACGTACACGAAGCGCTTCGGCATCGGCCGCCAAGCGATCATCAATGATGACCTCTCCGCGTTCGACCGCATCCCGACCGGAATGGGAAACCAGGCGGCGCGAACCGTCACCGACACATTCTACAACCTGCTGATTTCCGCCTCCGGCGTCGGTCCTACGATGGCCGAGGACTCCGTCGCTCTCTTTGCGACAACGCACACGAGCGGGTCGAACTACATCGCTTCCACGGGAACACCCGAGGTGACTGGGCTTGGAGCTCTCATGAAGCTCATGAGACTCCAGAAGGGCCTCGTGACTACCGGCGAGACGGCGCCAATTCTCAATGTACAGCCGAGGTTCCTTCTCGTTCCAGCGGCGCTCGAGATCCTAGCGGCCCAGACGGTGGGCTCGATTGCCGATCCGGCGAAGTCGAACGACATCACGCGGAACCCGTTCACGAACATGCTCACGCTGATCGTCGAACCGCGTCTTGACGCTGCCACGAACGGAAGCACGGCCTGGTACCTCGTCGCCTCGCCGGACGTGACGGAAGGTGCCGAGGTCGCGTTCCTGAACGGCAACGAGATGCCGACCATGATGACAATCCAAGGTGACAACGTCCTCGGTACTCAGTGGGCGGTCTTCCTCGACTTTGGGGTGAAGTTCATCGAGCACCGTGGGTGGGCAAGAACCAAGGGCGCGTAGCAGTGAAGAGAGAGCCTCCGAGCTGGGGCCGGCTGACCCTTAGCAGCCGGCTCCGGTTCGAGAGCTCACAACCGGATACGGCCTCCCGTGTCCAAAGGAGCTTCTGAATGGCAAAAAATGTAGTCAGAGAGGCGGGTGCGCCCGCCTACGGTACGACGAAGAACATTGCCTCCGCGAAGTTGAGCGGAGACCTGATCTCCTTCCCGCTCACTGCTGGGTTCAATGTTCCTGTGGCGCTGCTTACGGCCGATGCCGCGTCCAGCGAAGACAATGTTGAGTGTATTCTGGGCGGTGTAGTGGTTAGGTACGCCGCGCTATCTACGGACACGGCGGATCCTGGGACAATTCTTTTCTTCGATGTCACGAACAACCGCCTGACGACGGACAGCGGGACATCCACCCACAACAAGGCTGGGCGAGCGGCGAAGACAAAACTCAACGGCGATACGACCGCCGACGTTTATCTCAACATGCCATAAAGGAGCTGGACGACATGGCCAAGAACGTAGTTCGGGAATTCGGAGCACCGGTTTACGGGACAACGAAGAACATTGCCTCGGCCAAGCTGAGCGGGGATCTGATCTCGTTTCCGTTAACCGCAGGGGCAGGGGTGCCGGTGGCGCTGCTGACGGCGGATGCAGCATCCAGCGCGGACGGTGTTTCATGCCTGCTTGGTGGAGTCGTTGTGCGATACGCGGCTCTGAGCACGGATACGGCCGATCCTGGCACAGTGCTCTACTTCGACAGCGGCAACAATCGCCTCACGACAACCGCGTCAACCCACAACAAGGCCGGTCGTGCGGCGAAAACCAAGCTTAGCGGCGACACAACGGCGGACGTTTACCTCAACATGGTCTGAAAGGACAACCTCACATGAACGCAAAACCGGAACTCGATGCCGTTGGAAGCGCCATCGCTGTCCTTGTTAGGCAGGCGGAGACTGTATACGCCAACCTAGAAGCCTCCGGCCCGCCGGATGAAGACCCGGATGCTCTCTCGCGTGCCAAGCGCGAGCTCGAAGCGGCGCGCCACCTCGAGAAGGACGTGGCGAAGTGCTACGAGGTCTTCGCGAAAGCGGACAAGACGGCCGACGACGCTGCCAGAGAGGCCAGGGAGAAAGCAGAGAAGGAAGCCAAAGCCGCGCATCACTCGCACGAGCCCCACAAGCACAAGTAGGTGAGCGCCAGTGGCTTTCGCCGATCTCCAGAAAGCAAACGCCACATTCATCGCCAACCATGCCCTCGGTGAGGCCATAGAGTACCGCGCGGCCGGGCGGGCTCTATGGTCCCCACTAAAGGCCATGGTCATGCGGAACCCTGTCGATGCAATTGGGCAGGTGCTCGCGAACACGATCGAGCTCGTGGTTTCGCGAACGGACGTTGTGAAAGTAACCATCGGCCAGGACGAGTTCAGGCTCTTGGCCGACAAGCCCGCAGCGGGAGGAACGAATCCAGTCTACCGGGTGTCCGAGGTCCTCACGAGAGGCTCCGGGCTCTATCAGCTCAGGTGTGTCAAGTAGATGGCGCTCGACGTAAAGATCGATTCGGCAAGGCTTCTGCGAGTCCTCAAGGCGGCGCCGCAGGAGCTTGACCGTGCCATGGTGGGGGTGGCGAACCGGATCGGGTTTCGCTATCTCGGCTTCCACCGCGCGCGCCGCATGCGCGGGCCACCGGGGGTTCGCGCCACGAATCGCGGACTCCCGCGCCAGTTCCGCGTGGATGTGACGGGGACGAAGCTCGATCGCTTAAGGGTGAGTATAGGCACGCGCTCTGGGGTGGCGCTCCTCCATGAGAGGGGAGGCACGACGCGCTCGAAGGCTGGCGCCCTTGCCGTTCCATTCTCCTCACTTTCCAAGGCGGAGCAGAAAACCGCCAAACGGCTCTTGCGGCAAACAAGGGACGTTATTCGGGCGAGAAATAGGGGCGAGGTCCTACGCAAAAAGGGGCGGAGGGTGAAATCTCTCGACGTGTTTGTCATAGAGTCGAGAAAGAAAGGCAAGAATCGCTTCCTTGTTCAAAAACGTGGCACGCGCGGTGGGCTAAAATTTCTCTTTCACCTGGAAAAGAAGGTCGTCAATAAGCCCATTCTCGGCTTCTTCGCGCTCTGGAAAGAGTTCCGGCCCACGGCGATCAAACTCTTTAACCAGGGGATCCGCTTCGCGCTCGCCGCGACGCGAAGGAAGGCCGGCTCGGGCGGCCAGAGGGAGGCCGCCTGATGGCTACCTCTCAACTGGAGCTTCTCTTCCAGGCAGTCAAGACCCGCCTCGAAACGATCAAGGGCGACTCCACCTATAACTACGGGAACACGCTCGTCGGCGTGGAACGTCAGATCCTCGAGCAAGACGGCGAGCAGCTTTCCGTCAACGCGATCGGCGATACGCCGAAGATCATCATTCTCCGCGGCGCGAACACTCCCGCCGGGGGTGACGACGTAGCCACTTTCGCGCGCCAGCAGACTTTCCAGATTCTCTTCAAGCTCGCGGACAAGACGAACTGCGAGGACGTAGGGAAGGCGATCCAGGACATGGTGCGTGCTCTATTCGCTACGGACTGGACCGGGAACAGCCGCCTTCACGAGTGGACCGTGGACATAACAGATCCGGAGTCGCAGGTGCTCTTACCTGGGCCGCAGCTAAGTTTCTCTATTACGTATAACGAAAAGATAGGAGACCCGACCTCGGGGTAATGGCCAATGGCTGACAACTTCTTAGAACAGAACCAGCAACTGGCCGCGAAGCTCGAGGCGACCTCCGGTACGGCTGAGACTCTCGCCGCGGCGGACGTGGCGCTCAAGCCATTCCGCTCCGAGTTCACGTTCGGAACGAATTACCCGCGCTTCACCAATGACGAGGTGGCGGAGGACTTGGCGCAAGCAGCCGACTTCGTCGCGGGGAAGCTCGCAACGATCGGTGTTGGATTTCAGTGTAAGACGAGCGGTGTGCTCGGCACGGCTCCAAAGATCGGCGCTTATCTTCAGGGGTGCGGGCTGATCGAGGAGCAAGTCCGCCAGATAACGATCGGCACGATTACAGGCGGGGGCGGCATCTTTCTTGCCGGTGCCTCCTACTCGGCGACGGGTGGGAAGACTGGCACGATCGAGCAGGACCGTAACGGCGCTGGGGTTCTCCGCTACGTCGTGGCTTCCGGTGGGGATATCGCAAGCGGCGACACGATCACCGTGGGCGCCGGATCCGCTACTTCCTCGAGCACGACAACGGCTCACTCCGTCAAGTACCGCCCGCGCTCGAGCGGCCTCAAGACTCTGACGCTCCAGCGAGCAGCAAAGAATGATCAGGGTACGGCCAACGAGGACCAGCTCTATCGACTCCGCGGGGCCGCCGGCACGGGCCAAATCACCATGGCCGCGCTCGACGCGATGAGGTTTTCCGCTGAGTTCCAAGGGCCTGTGGACTTTATTGGTGCCGGCGCCTTCTTCACGGGTGTCACTTACGAATCCTCAAGCGCGCCTAAGTTCGTCAACTCCGTTGTTCAGATTAACGGTATCGCAGGAATCCCCTCATCGATCTCGCTCGACTTCGGAAACGTCATAGAGGTTGACCCCGACCCGACGACGAGCGGCGGGACGAGCGGCTATATCGCGGCACGTATATCCAGGCGCGAGCCTAAAATCGTGATTGACCCACTCCGCCAGAAGACGAGCGTCCTCGACGATTACGGGCTTCTTGGCGCTGGCACGGAGGTCACGTTCTCCGCCATCGTTGGGACGACGCCCAATCTGATCGAGATCGCGGCTACGAAGTGCCAGATCCGCGAGCACTCTGAGAGCGTGAGAGCGGGACGGCAAGCGGCGGGGTTGACGCTCTTTGTGAATCGGTCGGTGTTAGTCGATCAGGACTACCAGGTGTACTTCAGATGACGGACGTAGAAGCTCTCACGCTTGAAGTTAAGAAGCTGCGCGCAGAGGTGGCAGAGATTCGTATCGCTATTGGAACAAAAATCATCAATGTCGAAGACGAGAAAGCTATGCTTGTGAGACATGCCAAGACAATCCGCACTCTTGTCGCTGACAAGCTCAATCGTTCTGTGCCATACCGAGAGGCCCTCAGAACAGGTCTTCAATGCCCGTAGCACCTGCGCTAGGCGAATTCGACTACACACTTAAGGACGACGAGAGCGGAACCGTCTTCCGCCTACGCACGCTCACATGGAGAGAGCGCGAGGACGTGTCACGTACCGAGTGGAAGCAGAATCGCCACGGTGAAACCGTTCTCGTGTCTGACCAATTCGGGCTTGCTCGGAAGATCCTGAACGCAGGGCTCA